AAGGTGAGCAACATTGCGATCAACGCAATCTTGGCGGTCCGCGGCTTCTTCGTCAGCCATTTGGTTGCCTGCAATTACGTCGTTGATTAAATCTACACTGTGCCCCATGGCCGTGTAGTCTTGTGCGCGTTGTTCTGCGCTTCGTGCTTCGATTTCGTCAGTCATGGTCTTTCTCCTATATTAGACTGAGTTACCAAGGGAGCGGCGGTGTATCGTCGCTCGGTACATCAAGTTGATTAGCAATTGTATATTGAGTGTGAATATACGACGTGTTGTCTTCAATCCACCCAATAACGGTTTCTTGGGTCAGATCGTCGTAAGGGATAAACGAAACCTGCTGGTCTAAAACCTCTTGTGGAAACATTAGTTCCTGAGCGACACGCCCCTGCTCACCTTGGTAATCGCCCCAAACATAATAATTTACTTTGTAAACTACATTAGGTGTACCGTTGACGGTCTTTGTGTGCATCTGCTCAATATCAAAGCCAAACGTCATCTGGTCATAGTAAGCAGGTGTGACGGGTCTTGGCGGATATTTGATCCAATATTCTTCAGGTGTCATTTTTTACTCCTACGAAATACGTTGCGCGTATACAGTGATTGACGCGGCAGCGTCTGTTCCGGGACCGCTACTGGCTAGACCTTGCAAACCGTTTGTGCTGGAGCTAGCAGTGCTTACACGAATATTCCAAAGCCCCGCAGGACGGTTAACGTGGTGAGAAGCCATAAACTCAATAGGGCTGCCTGCCCCCACGCCGTTTGTATTTACGCATTTGAATATAAACGCGACATCTTGGTAGTAAGGGTTAACACCGTAGTTACAGTTAATTGTTACGAGATAGATAGCGCCTGCCACCAAGTTTCCCGTTGGAATTAGGTCGGCATACGTCGTACCAAACGCCCCCGCCGCCACATAATCGTAGGTGTTGGAGTAGTCGGAGTTCACTTGGAAGCGGACTCTTTTTAGTTTTCCGCTGTTAAAGTGCGCCTGTACATACCCATCGCCGTCAGAAATTACGACTTGCGAGTTAGAAGTACGGATGTCGAGGCCGTCGGAGTTACCGTTATGGCTACCAAGGATTACGTTCTTGCTGCCCGTAGTCATTTGGAAGCCCGAGTTTACCGCGCCTACAAATGCGTTATCCACACCGGTGGTTAAGTTATAGCCGGATTGAACACCGATACCCATGTTACCAGTGCCCGTAAACGAAGCGTTGTAACCCAGAGCAGCATAGCCCAGAGCAGTGTTATTACCGTTAGTGGTGCCTGTTCTACCCGCGCCGTACCCAATATAGGTGTTGTTTTGACCAGTGGTAGTATTCGAACCCGCGTTAGACCCAACTGCGACGTTAACGCTCGCAGTTGTGCTGTCAGTAAGTGCCAGAAAACCAATCGCAACGGAGTTGTTTGCGGTAGTATTTGATCTAAGAGCGCCTGTACCAATAGCAACGTTTTGGTAGCCCGTGGTGTTGTAATACAGAGGGGGTAAAGTTGAGCCGTTAAAGGTGCCGATAGCAACGTTTGAGTTACCAGTAGTGGTAGAAGCCATAACAGAGTCGCCAATAGCGACGTTTGACCCTGTTGTAGCGTTAGTCAGTGCCGATTGACCTATGGCAACCGAGTAACTTCCCGTGGTATTTGCGTACAACGCGCTTCTGCCGACCGCGACTAAGCGAGTTCCGGACGTGGTGTTGTATGCCGCGTTGTAACCCACAGCGACGTTATCAGCTCCAGAAGAAACTCTAAGTGCTAACACGCCTATTGCGGTATTCCCACTCCCCGTAGAATCCAACATAGCGTGGTATCCCATCGCCGTGTTGTTGCTTCCCGTGTTGTCTTGTCCAACTCGCGTACCGAACCCAGTGTTGAAATTCCCAGTGGTGTTGTTCTCAAAAGCCGCATAACCCCCAACGGTGATCCCGTTCCCGGTCGTATTTTGTTCTCCAGAAAACGCACCGAGGAAAGTGTTGGTACTACCCGTGGTGTTTTGCTGGCCAGCCTGCCAACCGATAGCCGTGTTGAACGACGCCGTAGTATTAGACACAAGTGCCGCTGAACCGACTGCCGTAAGACTGCTACCTGAAGTGTTAGCATACAACGCTTGATAGCCGACAATCGTGTTGCTACCGCCCGTAGTATTACTAATTCCAGCCTGATACCCCACTGCTGTGTTGTTGCTTGCGGTGGTGTTGGCGTTCAGTGCAGAGCGACCAACGGCAGTGTTTTGGCCCCCTTCTGTAGTATAAAAGAGGCTCCCTGCGCCAACAGCAACGTTGTTAGCTGCGGTAGTGGTACTGTATCCAGCTTGGTAACCAACCGCTGTGTTACTTCCTCCGGTACTGGACCCAGAAACACCGTATAGTGCCTGCGTACCAATAGCGGTGTTACTTGCGCTTTCCACGAAACGCCCAGCGTAGTAACCCAGACCAGTGTTAGCATTATTAGTTGTCGTTTTTTCAAACGCACCAACGCCAACGGCGGTTATGAACGTCCCTGTGGTATTCGCATTGGCAGCGCTATATCCCAGCGCAGTGTTAGTGGAGCCTGTCGTATTCGCGCCAAGCGCGGATTGCCCTACAGCTACGTTCAACGACCCAGTGGTGTTAGCGATAAGAGTCTGATAACCAATAGCAACGTTGCTAGAACCAGTGGTAGTTGCGTAAGCAACCTTAAAGCCCAAACCAGTGTTGTTATTGGTAGTGTTATTGGCAAATGCGCCAACGCCCACTGCGGTGTTATTGTTGCCTGAAACATTTTGCTGTAAAGCTGACGCAACAACCCCGGTAGCTGACCCGCCAACCGCAACGTTATATGCCCCTGTAGTAGTAAGGGAAAGAGAATTAGTACCGATAGCCGTATTGCCCGTACCCGTGGTAGCGGAGGTTGCGGCCTTAAAGCCAACTGCTGTGTTGTCGCCTGACGTGACGTTGAAAAGCGACTGATACCCAACCGCGACGTTATTGGTAGCGGTTTCTACCGTGTACAGAGATTGGTGGCCGATAGCGGTGTTGCTAGACCCCGTGGTATTTGCATTAAGTGACTGCTGTCCGATACCTACATTGGTGTTACCCGTAGTGGTGTTGTAAAGGGCAGCGTAACCTAATGCGACGTTGCTAACCCCAGTGGTCAGACTAAAAACAGACAGTGCGCCTAGTGCGGCAGTGTTAGAGGCGGTGGAAACTGACGTCAGAGACTGGAAACCAACGGCGGTATTATAGTTACTGGTGGTTAAAGCATCACCAGCCAACCCACCGATAAAAGTATTGTAGCCCCCCGTTGAGATCGCCCCACCAGCATCCTTACCAAGAAGCGTGTTATACGCCCCCGTGGTAATAGAGTCCCCTGCTTGGGTGCCTACCAGAGTATTATTAACCCCCGTCGTAACGGAACCGCCCGCATTGTACCCAAAAGCGGCATTGCTAGAACCCGTGGTATTAAGAACTAGGGCGGCGTTACCTACCGCTGTATTCACGCTTCCGGTAGTATTTTCGCTAAGAGCCGCATACCCGACCGCGACGTTGTTATCCGCAGTAGTATTAGCATCTAGTGCTTGAGCGCCAATCGCGGTATTCCGGTTACCCGTAGTGTTTGCAGTAAGCGCCAGACGCCCGATGGCCGTATTCTCAAACCCGGTAGTATTCGCAGTAAGTGCCAAAACCCCAACTGCAATGTTATTCGATGACGAGTCAATCGCAGCGCCAGCGCCACGGCCAATGGCGATGTTGTCGCCACCCGTAATGACCCCCGTCATAGCATCCCGACCGATACCAATGTTATTAGTACCCGTGGTAATTCCGCTGCCTACGCTGTCACCAATGGCGATGTTACCGGACCCGACAAAAGACCCGTCGCTCAAAGTATTGTTGCCCAAAGCAACGTTATCCGTACCCGTAGGATAGTTACCATCCAGCTTGATTGTGCCGCCGTCGAAGCTAAGATTACCCGTACCTGTGATGCCGTTGTCTTTCAGCAAAACACCATCAATAGTGACACCACCAGCAGCGGTGATTTCGTTAATCGTATCGACGTTGAGACCGCCAGTCGCAGTGGTCACACCAGTGACGTCAAGAGTGCCCGCAACAAGCGTGTCGCCCGTAGCAGACGCAACGGTAAACTTGTCGGTATTTACGTCGAAGTCACCATCGACACCTAGCGCACCAGTAACATCAATACCGCCAGAAAGCGTTACCGTACCGCCAATCGTCGCATTACCCGCCAAGAACAAGTTACGTGGGCGAGTGGCACCAGACGCACCAATATCGTAGGTATTGTCAGTAAAGATCAAGTTAGACGTAACAGTCGCGTTAACTGTAAGGCCATCCGCAGCGGCGTCACCAATCGTAGTATCGCCAGAGATCGTCAGGTCAGTTGCAGAGATAGAACCCGTCAGCGTTGGAGACGAGATAGTCGGTGCAGTCAACGTCTTGTTGGTAAGGGTTTCCGTACCATCCAGCGTTGCCAGCGTGCCCGTAGTAGGCAGCGTTACGTTAGTCGCGCCAGTTGTAGTCAGGGTAAGCGCGTATGCGCCTGAAGTCGTGAACGCTCCAGCAGTAGTAACTGCACCGCCAAAACTTAGGGTGTAGTCGTTAAAGCTAAGCGAATTGAAGTTCGTCGTACACTGCTCGACGTTCGTACCGTCACAGAACACAAACATGGTCTGCCCATCGGGGATAGCCACACCAGTGCCAGCAGCAGTTTGGATAGTAACTTGTTGTCCTGAGTCATTCTTACAAACATAAAGTTTAGAGGCGCTAGGGCAGACAACGGTAGCCGCTCCGGTAAGTGCCGCGCCAGTATCCGTAAACTCCAGCATCGCGCAACGGGATTCGGCAGTCGTACCGTCCGCAGTCGTCAGCGTATGCGAGTTAGTTGTCCATGTATTGATGACGGCACGCCCAGCGACAGCCTCCTCAACCATCGAGGTGATGTTGTCGTTTACTACATCGCCCCACGTACCACTAAGCTCCCCTTGGACAGGAAGGGCGAGTTTTAGTATCGAAGTGTATTGTGTCGTCATCTTTTAATCCTCACGCGGCTATATCTTGCCAATTCGGAGTCTGTCCTGTTGAAACATTACCCCAAGTTGGTGTCTGTGCGCTAGTAATATTTTGCCAGTTGGGATTTTGATCGTCATCTATGTCACCCCAAATAAAGACCGTACCTACCGCGCCTGTTGCATTTACACCTGTGACCAACACATCTGCGTCGGCTTTTGTTGTTACATCACCTAACTGCGGCGTACCAGTCACGCCTGTAACGGAGAAAGTTACTCCAAACGCTACAAACACCGTTCCTACAGCACCTGTGGCTGCTAGACCAGATGTTGGGACGTTGGCGTCCGCTGTTGTGGTGACAGTGCCAATGGCACCTGTGGCGCTTACCCCAGTCGGGTAGATGTTGGCTTCGGCAACTATACTTACCGTGCCTAATCCGCCTGTAGCTGCAAGCCCAGACGGTTGAACGTTCGCATCGGCTGTGACCGTCACATCTCCAAGAGAGGTGGTCGCCGCGTTTCCAGTTACCGATACATTTGCATCGGCGGTGACAGATACAATACCTAACCCTGCGGTCGCTTCAAGACCTGTCGGGTAGACATTTGCGTCTGCCGTTACGGTTACTGAACCAAGAGCAGAAGTGCCCGCGACCCCTGTAACCGCTACATTTGCGTCAGCAACTACATCGACAGTACCAACTGCTCCTGTAGCCGCGACACCTGTTGGGAAGATATTAGCTTCCGCAACAACAGTGACTGATCCTACGCTTGCTGTAGCCTGTAGCCCAGTAGGTTGGACCGTCGCTGCACCGCTAACAGATACAGTACCAACTGCACCTGTAGCTGATGGCATCTGTACATCAGTACCCCACGCGGTGTCACCCCAGCCTCCTGCGGCCCACCCTCTATAGGTAACGAGTACATCAGCCATAATTCATCACGCAATCCTGATAATAGCGTTTGACGCATCCGCAGTCGGGAACTGAATAGTAAAATCACCCGCCGTAGACGTTTTATCCGCGCCAAAATCAAGAACCGCAACCGCTGGGTTAGAACCACCAGACTGATAAATTAACGCTCCACGCGCCGTAATTGTCGCCGTGGACCACGTAGTATCAGAGAAATCTAGGTACGCAGTGGTACCAGACGTCGTGGGAGCAACAACAGTTAACGTGTTACCACCTGCTGTATAACCCGTCCCGGTTACTTCGTTCGTTGTACTATACGCAGTTGTAGACGCGTCCAGCGTAGCTGAAGACGTGAACAATGCGATCTTAAAAGTTTGTGACGTGTCTGAGCTAAAGTCCATCTCACCATCGAGAAGGGCTTTTTTGAAAGACGTGCACATTGCTTGAGTAATTGCCATTTCTAGCCTCCTATTCTACTTCCATTCTGAACTGCCCAGAACGGTAAGTGTCTTCTCGTAGTTTACCGTCACCAAGCATTTTGAGCAGTTTCAGTGACTGTACATACATGCGTTCATACATCTGAACCATGTCAGGTTCGCCCTTCATAAACCTCAGTGCTTCCAGTAGCGCACCGTTAAGTAGAGCAGAATCAAACTCGTCCCCAAGCCATGTAGTGTTAGCAGTAACGATGGATTCAGGATAATATCCGTAATGTAATTCCATTGTGTAGTTACTGTCTGGGGTAGGTCCGAGGATGATTGAGTCGTCGTCAAAGTAAGCATAATGTTTTGGCAAACCCGTAGCCGTGGGCGTGGGGTAAGCCTCCCTGATAAAGTTAACGTCCTTGTTTAGCAGGAAGTGATACTCTCCATCACCATCTACAACCGCAAGGCTGTAGGTATAAAGAAAGTCGGTGGGAGCGCCCAGATACTTATTACCTGAACTCAAAGTACCCGTAACATTACGCCGCAGCGCGGGAATCTGAACAGTATTATAGATTTTCTGCTCAGCCTGTTGGGTGAACATAGCGAGCTGATCTGCGGTGAACGAGTTCTCCGTAATATCTTCGATGTTAGTTGTCAGCTCGGTGTAATTCATGACTTACCCCATAGGCCCGCGAGCATATAGCCCTTTGGTTGCAGCACCAGTACCACGAACTTTGATACCGCCGCCCTTCTTCATTTTCATCTTCTGCATCTTTTTCTTAGCAGGCTTTTGAGTTTTCTTACGCATAGTATCACTCCTATGTAATTTGTACCGTAACTTGTCCTATAAATCCAGTCCCTACAACGGGCTTAACTGGCTCTATAAGCGCACGGCTAGAGGCGTATTGGTTAGAATCGGGTCGCGGATCGCGCAATGCTTGCGGATCGTGTACTGGGAACTCGCCCAATTTAAGCTGCGGATGGTCTGGATTCCAACATTCAGGGCAAGCCTTAATGTTCGTATCTCGCCCCTTACGTACCAAATTCCGCATTTCACGGAGCCTGTACGTAAATCCACATACATCGCATACCCCTAACGCTTTTTGGCTCGATGCAAATTGAGTAGCCATATCAGACCCTCATTGCACGAGGCACGAAACGTGCCGGGGTTTTCTCCCTGTCCTCGCCAGCAGCCAACTGGAACTGCTCCTCGTAGACCTGCTTTAAGAGAGGAACGCGTTCCACAAGTTCTGGTACTTTAAGGGCGATATTGTACGCCAACCCAGAAACGAGGCAGGGGAGAAACCTAAAGTTCATATCTGCTGTTTGTACACCGCTTCCCGCGTCCTGAATACGGCGCATACGCCAATAGCGGAACACATACTGATCGGAGTCAGGAACAGGCCAAACATTTATTTTAGGATTGTCACGCAGACGTTCGATCCAGACCTGTATTGGCCTACCACGTGATAACTTGTTAGGAATTGATGCGTAAGTGCTCACACTAATACGACTTATGGTAAGATCGGATTGCGTGCTCTGATTCCCGTCTCCAGTACGAATAACCTGCTCTAACAAATCAATCGTATCGGCGGGAAGATCGTACTCAGAAGTACCCGTGGTTAGGCTGATTGAACCTTCGTCAATCGTCCACAAATTGATACCACGGTTCTGCCACTCAATGGTCAGCAGATTCATAGAACGACGTGCGGTACGTAGGTCGTAGCCTGACCGCATTTCACGACCAGCACGCTCCCACGCTTCTTCAGCGATTTCCGTGAAGTCCATATCAAATGCGGTTGTACCCGATGTCGTCATTTTTTCCACCCACTACGAGCTTTTTTCTTAGCTTTCGCAGATAACTCACCGTAATGGTAGAGTTTCTTTGAAGTGTTAGACATTACTTTACCTGTCATGAGCTTTCCGTCAGGGTGCTTGTGCATCCCGCCTTTATGCTCTCTGCCGTCAGCAAAGTAATGTTTAACGCCTTTAGCCATTAAAATACTCGTCTACTTGTTTCATCAAGTCGGCTTTCGTCTTACGACGGTCCAACTCCACACCGTACTCGCGCATAAACGCTTCAAGTTCAGTTTTAGTCATACCCGAATAGTCAGGTACAGCTTTTTTCTTCGAGGCCGCAGGCTTTTTCTTGCCACCCATAGACTCTAGCTTTGCCTCTGCCTGTGCTTTGGTCATCAGGTCAAAGACTTTTACTTCGTATGTACCATCAGCATTCTTTGTGCCAATTTGGTACACTGGTTCACCTGTAGAGAACCTGCCGTTCTGGAAGATTTCCATCACTTCTTCCCCCTTTTCCGCTTAGCGGGAGACACTCTGCGAGGCTTGCCAGCAGGTTGTCCTAACCGCTTTTTCTGTGCGATTTTGCTCTTCTTCTCGGAAGAACTCATCTCGCCACTGGTTTTGGGGGTCTTACTTGATACACGTTTTGTAGGTCTACAATACGGTGTGCCGCGCTTCTCCCCTTTCGTTCGTCCGCAAGCCTTGCCAGTACGCACATCTTTCCAGTCCTCTTTGAACCAGCGTTTCAGTGCAGCACCTTTTGCAGTCTTACGAACAGCCATTACTTACTTCCTTTGTTGCCCCAGTTCTTAGCGCCCTTCTTTCGGCAAGACGCAATCGCTCCAGAAGCATAGGCGGACGGGAAGACTTTGTAGCGTGATTTCACCTTGTGATAACACGCATCCTTCACCGAGCCGCCTTTCTTGTAGCCCTTATTACATTCCGAACAGCCGCAGCCTGAGTTTCGGTAGTATCGGCGCATTAGGAACCTTTCATCGTTACCATTTTGGCAGCGCGAACACCTTGTTTCGCCATACCACAGCCACGAACTTTGCCGCCAGACTTGTATTTCTTAGCCATACCGCCAGACTTCATCATGGGCATTTGAGGCATTCC